ACACAGCAGCAAGACCAAAGTCGCCTAGTCGTTCCGTAGCACTTAACAGTCTCAAACCATCAGGGGCAAGGAACATGACATCACCACCAATCTCTTGAATTGTATCCCCTTCAAGACAGCCAATATCTCTAGTGACTGGTTGCAGATTAAAGTCTGCAATGGTGTTGCCTAGCAACTGCTGAATGTTTTTCTCTGTAAAGATAATCAGTTGATTACGAAAAACAACCAGCCCTGTAATTGTACCGCCTACGTTAATAGAACCTGCACCAGCTGCCACATCAAAGTCTTGGTCATCATATGGTGCAGTAAACGCTAGTGTAGTACCTTTACCGAAGAATAATGACTTTTTATGTTCTACTACGTGTGTAGCACTTACTACATCAGCAGGTGCGCTATTCAATACTATAAAATCGTTATTGTCATATAGCACAGGGGGATTTGCCCCATCTACCATTGCTATTTTTTCAGTCCCACTAAAATTATATTTTGCAAAACGTACTTTGGTAGAGCCTTCTCTATTGCTAGAGATAAATGTAATTACCGCATTATCTGCTGGGCTACTTGCAAGTGCTGGGTCAATTGCCAGTGTTGCTGAACCGCTTGTTACAGTTGCATCTGCAGTTACTGTATATACAAGGTCAACCCCTGCAATCTTAAATACATCACCCGCTTGCGGTATACCTACAATGCCATCTACAACTAGACTAGTTCCTGTTTGTGCTGCACCATCTACAAGTGGTGCGCCATAGTCATAGACATTTATCTTTGTAAAGCCACTGCCTGATGTCTTAAATACATCTGCGTTCTTGGCTACAATTGCTTGGTCTTCCCAGCTTGCTACACCAATAGCACGATAATTTGATACTGTGCTTACAAAAGTAACAACATCCGCATTAGATGGATTAACGACCATTGTCTGGTCAAGCGTTAATGTTGCTCTGTTATTTGTTGCATCAAATGTTACACCACCAGATGCAATAGTATATCTAAATGACAGAACAGCATTATCTGCAGGTGCTATTGTTATTGCTGGTGTTATAGTCAGTGTAGATGCTGTACCTACAAGAGCCGTTGCTGCACTGACTGTGTATACTGTTGTGTCACCTGCAATAGTAAATGTATCATTAGCTGATGGTGCTACATCTAAACCGTCTACATCTAGGCTTGTACCTGTTTGGCTACCACCTGCTACTTCACCACCAGATAATGAAAAGGAATCACCTGCTTCTGGTGTAGTATGTATTGCACCTAGTATTAAGCCAGTACCGCTTTGTCCATCTCCGTGTACGACAGGCTCACCATAAGGTGGAATAATATTGCTGTCATACTTATCGTAACCTTCAATACGCCTGTAACCACCCTCAACGGATGGTTCAAAGTTACGAAGGATACGTGCTGAACCCGGTGCATTTATGCCCTGTTGTAAAGGACTTAAATTTGTTACGAGGCCACCACGAAATTCTACAGGATAAGTTTGCCATTTGTCCATTACAACGGAAGCCTTGCATAGCCTATTCTACCGCCCCCACCTGTGTTTTGTGCAATTAGGTATGAGCGTACATAATTATAACGATTGATAAGCATAGATTTCATATGCTTGATACCATCATCAAACTTTTCCTTCATAATTAATGCATCTTGTGTATTGCCACGGAAAAGATAAGCATAATGCATTGCACCATCTACAATAATATGTCTAAACCGTTCTGGTATAACTGGAACATCATTATACAATGCTAAGTCTACAGGAACACGATAATACTCATATACTACTGTATAGGCTTTGTTAGGTGAAGGAGTCATAATATATTCTAAAGAAGGTGTTTGTGATACACGTTGTGGTACACCCTGTCCTTGTGATGTAGCTGTGCTATTATATTCTTGTTCTACATACTTGTCAAGATATTCTTCATAAGAAATGATAGGAAGTTTAACTGTGCCATTTCCTAGTGTAGTATCTTCTTTAATCCGAAAAGTATCAAAGTCTATAACTTTACAATCTACAGGAAAAACGTAACGAGTTACACCCACAGTAAGAACATCTTCTTGCTCAACATGATTAAAAGGCCATTCATATTCGGATTGATTCATATAACGAATGGATGCATTTACTGCATCTTTAGCTTGGCTATAGAATCCTGTAGCTGCAGCAAAATTAGATGAAGTTAATTCTACTTCATTTAATCGTCTATTAATATCGTTTACTAGCCCAAGAAAGTTGTAAGCCATATTTTATTTCTCTCTGATTCTAATCTTGATAGTACGTTCAGCTGTGCTGCCTGTATCATCTCGCATACTACACGTAAATGTGTATTCTTTGTTATTAATGCCACTAGCAAGATTAATTGTAGCTACTGTGTCTGTATTGGTCTGAGATACATTTTGAATACTGTCAGTAACTGAACCACCTGAAGCAGTTGTTAAATCTTGTCCAGCCCCCAATAATGTCTTTCCAATTTGGTCTGTTTGAACATACCATTGAACAGAAGAAATTATAGAACCGTCTAAAAACCTAGACCAATCTACACTATAATCTAGCGTTTCATCTTTATCTTTAATAGGCCAACGATATGCCATTTATTGTTCCTCTGTTACATGTACCGTTCTATCGTCTGATGTAGTTCTTCTTTCAATGAATACTACACGACTTTCAAATGGTACAAGAATTGTTCTTTCTGCTGGTGTAGACATTAGGCTGCTCTTGGTATTTTAATAGTTCTATGTCTACTATATCTATTTGCTACAGCAGCATAGTCAAAAACAACAGCGGTTGTTGATGGTGTGCCAATTGAAGATGCAGATGAAACAGATTGCAATGCTTCTAAAATATTAATAGTCACACCATTGACTGTACTTGTTGCACCTGTACCTACAATATCAAAAGTAACAATAAAGTTTAGAGTTCCAATGTTACTTCTAGCAAGCGTTCCTTCAATACCTGCTGTTGTATTTTCAACAACTGTATTAACAGAACCTGTGGCAGATACTCCTGTTAACGGAACATCAATATTAATCTTAACACCAACGCCATTAACAAAAGTAGTAGCACTTACGCTATTTAATGCTTCTGTTGGTTGGTCTTCAACTTCGCCTACTGCACCAGTAGCTTCTACACCTGTTAAACCTACGGTATTGCTATGCTCTAGTACACCAATACTACCAGTTGCACTTACACCAATAATATCTTCAATAATATTTACTTGAACTGTATTAACCGCTATTGTTGCGGAAACATTTTCAAGCCGTTCCGAAATATCAATTTCAAAACCACCAGCACTTACTGGTTCAATGCTACCTGTAGCTGATACTCCCGATATAGCAAAAGAAACATTTCTAGTGCCATATACAGAACCACCATATACACCAGTTCCATATAATGCGGAAGCAGCTATAGTAGCCATTTACTACTCCTTACGCAATACGAATTACAGCGTTGGAAGCGTCAGCAGTTGGAAATTCAATTGTCAAGTCACCAGCAGTAGCACTTACTGTGCCACCAAAATCAATTACACAAATTGCTTTATTGCCTTGAGAAGAATTATAAATAATACAGCCGTCAGCTGAAACAGTAACATCGGTAAATACTTCATCTGTAAAATCTACAATTGCAGTAGAACCTGACAAAGTGATTGATGCGCCATCAAGTACCTGACCACCATTTGCATAGTTTGTACCCGATGCTTCGTCTGTATTATTAGTTACGTCCGAATAATTTGTTGTGCTGGCATTATATGTACCAGTCGGTGATGCTTTAATCAAAGCAAGTTTAATTGAATCTGTGTCCAAATCATGGACACCGCCAAGAAGTTCTTGCTTAAAGCTATTACACATTGCAGTTGTGATTGCCATGATTTGTGCGTCCTTTGTTAAATCTCATAGAAGTGAAGGGGCAAGTTACCCTGCCCCCTCAACATTATTTAGGCAAGTGCGTCACGTGCTACTTCAGCAGCATCCATGTCGCCCATGTCTCCTACGTCCATGCAGACAGCCCATACCCGCAGTTTACCTGCAGTCAAAGCGTCTTCTGTAACGAACTTAAGGTCAATGGTATCGTCAGCAGTTGTGACCATAATCTGAGCAGCTTCAGTAGCAGGAGTTGGAGCATAGTCTCCATCTGATGCACCAATGATGTCCAGTCCATCAACGTATTTATCTACAACGCCACCTGTAAAACCAAGGTCAACAGTAGCAGTAGTACCAGATGCCGAAGTAATAACTTCGATACCTGCAGAAAGAATGGCAGTACCTTTTGGTACATTAAGCATTGTTTCTGTATCACCCGCAACATAGTCTGTACCGTTTACAACGATTTGTGCAGCAATGTCAAGGGTGTTTTGAATCAGATAAGGCTTGCGACCACGGGCATCATTCCCACGGGCAGCGTTATCGGCAGCTGTATATGCTGGCATATCTTAACCCTCCCTTATGCTAAGTGATATTTGGCGTTCACAAGTGCTTCTGGACGAAGAATCTTGCGGCCATACAGGTGCATACCCCGTACAATGTCAGCAAAGCTGTCAGGGTCACGGTATGTTTCTGTTTTGTTAATCTGCTCTGCAGTTGCAACAGCAGATGAGTGACCTGCAACAATCACACCGTAGTTGACAGCTGAGTTCGTACCTGCGAAGGATGAACCAGTACCGACTGAAGGTAGGTTGTTAGAGGTGTACACGGTGAATCCGTGAATGTTGTTTGATACAACACCGTTCTGCAGACCAGAACCACCGAAGTCAGCATTGAACAGACGAGAGTCTTCGTCCTTCAATACTTCGATGAATACTGGGTCAAGCACAAGCCAGCGACCCTGCGAATCCACATTTTGCTGGTCTAGCTTTCTAGCCATTCTAGCAATAACTTGAAGTGGGTTTGCGTCACCAGCATTAGTTGGAGCAGCACCAGCACCAGTACGTGGCAGGATAGCAATAGCTTCGCCCGGAGTACCGTTGTTAAAGTCAGATGCATCCATCTTCATGCTTGAAAGCAGTTCGTCTGAACCAGCAGTTGCGACTGCTTTTGAACCGTTAACAGTAGTGTTAACAGTGTCGGCAGCACCGTGGATAGCAGACTGAGTGAAACCAGCAAGGTAACCAAGAACGTCTTGGTCAAACTGGTCAGCAAGGCGGTAAGCCGCACGGTCAGAGGCAAGGCTCTGGAAGTTAACGTGCGAATGCGCCTCTTCAATATCGTCAACCTTGAACGCAAAGTAGTTAGCTTTGTCGATAGTCAGGTTGAAGTCTTCATCGTCAAGGTCTTGCGGAGTGATAGTAGTACCACGTGCATAAGCCTTAACTGTGATTTCGGGTTCCTTGATAATCTTAACGGAATCACCCATTGCAGCAATTTCACCAAAGTAATCATTGTTGGTGATTGCTTCACAAACAGCGGCCTTGCGGAAAGCAAGTTGCACCTGTTTGCTGTAAATAACGGGCGAAAAATTACCGTTAGGAAGGTTACCATACCCGGCTGCAGTATTAAAAGCCATGATAAATTCTCCTAAGTTGGCAAATTAACAGATGCAAACTCACCAGACTAATCAGGAGGCTGATTCACTATGGGTGCGTATTCTATTCGGTTGGCCTACCAAATATACAACGGGCCATGCTCGTCAGGTAATCCGAAGACTGAGATTGTTTGCGGATGGTACAAGCATATCGCGCAATACACTTATACCTAAGTGACTATAGTTATACTTACATATATAACTTTGTCAACACTTTTTTATCTGGCAGAACCAGACATATCATAGATAAACTTTCCACTACGGATAGCTTCCATGATTTCATCAGACCTCTTCTCATATTCTTGAGGAGACATCTTATGAACTTGAGACTCACGTAAGTATGTAGATGCTTCGTTATCTTGAGGCTTGCTACGTGAATTACGTGTGTCAACTGACTTGGCTGCATCTTTGCTGCTAGGCTTTTTAGTTGTAATGCCTTTGTCAGCTTTATACAGGTCAATTGCTCGTGCGGCAGACATTGCGTCATTATCGTTTTCATACAACGCATCTTGAATCCATTTAGGCTGGTCTTCTGCCCACTCATGGAAATCATCGCTATCACGGATGTCTCCAAAGTCAGGATGCAAACGCATAAGTTCTGCTTCAGCTTTTTCTTTCTTAGCAGTGTATTGCATATCATCTACTGCTTTCATTTTATCTTCAAGAGACTTTGATTGCTCTTTAGCTTTTTTGATTGCAATAGTTTCGATGATTGCTGCTACGTCAGGATATTCTTTTACCCACTTTTCCAAGTCTTCTTCAGACTTAGGCAGTTTCATTTCCTTACGTGTGGCACTATCTAACTGCTTTTTAAGTTCTTCCAGTTGCCCTTGGAACTCTTTTTCTTTTTCCTGCATATGTCTACGCAGGTCACCATAACGCTTTTTAAATGTTTTTTCTTCTGCGTTAGTGGGTTCAGCTTCTTGTGGTTCCGTTTCTTCTTGTTCTACTTCACCACGTTGTTCTTTCATCAGCTGTTCAAGTTCTTCTTCTTCCATTTTGCGTTTTTCTTCGTTACTATATTTACGATTTGCAAACGCAACTTTCTTTGGTGACTGCATTTCTTCAGCCATAATAGCAGCTTCTGCCATTTTTCTTTTCTCCTTCTGGGGCCACCGTAGCCATGTTGGGGGATGGGTAAGCCAGTTAATAGGTCTATGTACGTGCGGCTAGACCTCTGCCACGCTCCGCTAATGGTAGCATAAAATTACCAAGAGCAGCATCAAATTCAGGACCAAACACTTTAGCAATTATCTGTCGTGCTGGACCATTCATCAAACGCCGAATTAATTCTTTTTCTTCATCTGACAAATTCATATAATTTTCTTTTGCTTGTACTAAATCAAGTTCCATTATTTAATTCTCCCTGCAACATATACAATTGGATGGATAATTTTACACCAAATATTTCCAACAATACTATCTTTAGCACGTCCTTTTGTTAAAACGTGGCGTAAATGCTGCGTTCTTTGTTTTGCTAGATATGCACCTAACTTTGTTAGGAGATTACTTTTTTTCATACCTTGAACGTATGGTTTAAATAACCAATGATAACCTTTTTCATGGTATGGTGTCAAATGTTTTTTCTGATAAACGTCCCAAATTTTTATAGCTTTTGTCCAATCATTCAGTTGCGTTTGTCTATACATTTCAGTACAAACAATTTTATCACTACTACTATCACTACTACTACTATCTAAATTTTTTGTATTTGGGTCGGTTTCAAAGTCGCTCCAAAAGTCTTCATCAGAAATAGTCTCATCATTGATAGCTGCTGTTTCCATTGCTGCAGAGCCACCATAGAAACCTGAACCAGTGCTATCATCATTTTTATTGTCATTGTTGTTACGGTCTTTGCTACCCGAACTAAATTTACCAGTTTTACTGTATCCTGAACCTGCAGGAGCAGCACCAGTAGGATTACCGTTTGCATCATAGGAAGAATAACCAATACCTGCTTTAGCAGCTTCTGTTGCACTGTTAAAGCTATCTACAGTAACACCAGCATCCATAGCAGCTTTTGGTGTTTGTGTGCCAGCTAATACAGCACCAATATTTTTTACGTGTGGTGCATTGTTTAAGCTACTGCTTGTTAAGTTAGTATTCTCTACAACATGAGTAGACATTGCACTATTCAATATTTCCGCTGCAGCTTTTTTATCCAGTGATTGTTGTGCTGTCGCTGTAACAGCTGCTGCAGGGTCCATAGCACTGACATCAATTGGAGCAGCATAGTATGTTTGAATTGCTTTAACTGTTGAGCCAGCAGCAAATGGTGTGTCAGTACGTTTTTCCATTTCGTTAAGATAAGATGCTACATTCTCTTTACCTTTTTGTGAAAGGCTACTAAATGTAGTTGCATCTGGAATACCACCA